CCTCCCTTCTTTTTCTTCTTCTTTTTCTTAGTCGTAGAATGGTACATAGTAAGAATTAGGTATCTTAATATATTCTAAACGAAGTTTGCCCTAGTGTCTCTGGTTTTGCAAGATTAAATTGTTGTAGACAAAGATAACCAAAAGCATCAAAAGCATGGTCAACTCCCAGATTTTTATTAGGTAAACCTGTATTTGGTGCATATGTAAGAGTTCTTAATGCTTTTATTAATTCTTTACATCTTGGATGAATAAAAGTTCTTCGATCTCCATTTGCATCAAGCAGGGCAGTATTGACAGCAGTAATTTTATCCCTAATTTTCCAGGGAGATTTAGGACTCATAACTGTAAAACCAGACCTTCTGAGGATCGTATGATCTGTAACACCAACCCCACTTGTTTTTCTTGCACTACCAGTAGGATCAGGACAAGCAATAATTCTGCGATCAACTCCATACCTCCTTGTAACCTCTTCTGCAAAATCCCAAGTGGTAGCACCACCTGTTAGCATGATTTCATCAAACACATATAGGTTATTGTCATGCTTTACTGCACAAATTCCTGCCATAGGGTCAACGTTAAAATCTAAACCCAAGAACAAAGGAAGCATATGTAAATCCTGTACTTCCTTATCAATATTGTCATCTCCAAAACTGACAGCGACAAGACCAGTTAAGTTTTCAAAACTAGCCTCAAACTCCTGTCTAAATGTTCTTGCATCTAACTGACCCCTAGCTGCTTCAACTTCCTCTTCTTTTACATTACCCCCTTCAATCGTAGTAAAACTCCATCTTTGCCAATCATCCCATTCTTCTTCGCCACAATAACACCACATATCATAAAACCAACTGGCAGTACCATCAGGAGTAGAAATAAACAAAGCCCATCCCTGTTTATCAGCCAATGCGGGTCTTATAACTTCAGCCCATACTTCTCTATCCATAAATGCAGCTTCATCCAGCACAACACCAGCTAAACTTCTACCCCTCAATGCCATTGCATTTTCTGTTCCTTTCAACTCAATAGTCGATCCATTTATTAATTCCAACCTTAAATCTGTTTCATTCTTGCTTTTAATCCAAATATTCGGTGTTAATCTCTTTAACTCCTTCCACGCAATATCCTTTGCCATCCGATAAGTAGGAGCACAATAGAAATAAACTTCATTAGGTCGATTGATTGCACCTCTGAGCAACTCAATACAGGAAAGGTATGATTTACCAAACCTTCTTCCTGCAACCAACACCCGAAATCTTTTATCACAATTAAATACCTCTCCCTGGGCGTACCTCAAACTTATCTCTTGCTGTTTTGTAGCCGTCATACATCAAAAATAACAGTTTTTTATTCTTATACCCCCTATTTATAGCCTATTCCTGCTTTTTTAGGTTATAGTTCCAGTAACAACCCTTTACAAGATCAAGTCTGTGGCTTCTTCTATCTTCCCAGAAAATATAATTAATAATCCAATAGCAAATTCAGCTAAAAAAAGAACTCGATCAACAGCATATGAAGTTCAAAAAAGATCTCAACGCTTATACTCACGACAACTTGAAGGTAAAACTACTCGCCAGTTAGTAATAGAACACGCAAATATAGAACAAGTCTCAGAAACTACCGCCTGGGAAGATTGGAATAGAGTTAAAAAATGGAATGATGAAGATTGGCAAAAAGATAGAGAAACTCTTCTACCTAGACTACAAGCAATGAGAGTAAGATTATTCAATAAAGCCGT